GCTTGGTTGAGTCTGCCGGGTCCTTCTCTCGGAATCCCGCATCAAGTATATCAACCGCCCAGCCATCGCGCTGGAATTGGATCTGGAAATTTACTTGCCGGAATAACGTGCCGTTGCGTTCCTGCACCGGCCCAACGGTCACCAGTTGCATTTTGGCTTGGCCGATTGCGATTGATACGCCATCAACGCTGAACGCGTCATTGTTCACCGCGTCTTGATAGTCAAGAATCCACGTCGGCACCGCTGTCAAATTTTTCTGCACGGTCACAACTCGGCGGCTGTCGTCAATCATCGCGGGCGGGTCGAATGGATCACCAGCACTATTCACCACCGCGTCGCCGTTTTTGTCAACAATTAACGGCCGCTGAAATTGCTCGCTGCCCCAACTGATCTGCGCAACGTCTAGGGTCGGGTTGTTGTTCAGCCCGCCAGTGCCTGCGCTGTTTTGTAACTCGCTCGAATACTCTGCGGTAACAGTCCAGCCCCTGTAGGGGTTTGTGTGCTCAACTCGCAGAATCTCGCAACGCGCGGCGGTGTCGGACGGGTGCGAGTCGCCAATCTTCGGCAAGCTTGCGTTGCTGCCAACTGTATACTCATCGTCTGTTTTGTCGGCGTCCAACTTGAACTTGCGCACGTACCTTCGGACGCCTCGCGTGTTGGTTCCTGTGCCGTTGTCAACCGGTCCGAGAAAGGTAACTGTCATGGTCCAGCAATCCCCATGTTGGCGGCAATTGCGCCGAGTCCATCTGCCAGCGCGTCAAACCCTTTTGCCGCAATGTTATTGCCCTTGTTTACCGCCTTTTCAACTGGATCACGATTGCTCAGCATGTTCTGCACAATGGTTGAAAATGCGTCCGCGCTGCCGCGTTGCATGGCCGCCGCGGTTTGCGACTGTTGCGCATGCATGGCGTCACCATCGCCCCCGAACCAATTCCGCAGCATATTCATAAACGCGCCGCCGCGAATTTGGGCACGGTCCAGCATCCCACGCACGCCCCAGCTGATTACGTTTGCGTCAATCCTTAGCCGTTCCAACAATCCAGCAATGGCGTTGCCTGCGGCCTTTTCAACAGCGGGCGGCGCTTGCAATGCGGGCACCTCTGGGGCTTGTTTCTTTAGCTGATCCAGCAGGCCACCCAACGCAGCCTGCGCGGCTGCCAATGCTGGTGAAGGCCCTTTTGCCGCTAGCTTGACCTGCGGCACCATTCTGCCACCAGCACCGGGGATGTTTATTCCAGCACCCGCAACGTTCATCAATAAATTGAATGCCGAAGCTTTCATTCGGCGCACTGTCGCGTCCCACGTGTCGGCAATCTTTGCGAACACAACATTAAACGCAGCCGCAATCACATCCCCGACAAATCCAATCTTGTCGGGGATCTGCATGAACCCTTCAATTAGCCGGTTCACCTGTTCCAGCACAGATTTCACGGCTGGTGCCATCTGCTCGCCGATAGCCGTTGCGGCAATGATGATGTTGTTTTTTAGCTTGCTGAATTGGCCGGACAGACTTTTGGATAGCTTATCAATCATCCCGGCAAACGTGCCCGCGCCGGTTGTTAGCGCCAGCAACGCGGCACGGATATCAGCAAACCCGACTTGGTTATTTCGCACAGCCTGTTGCAGATTGCCGAATCGCTTTGTTAGCTCCGTGACGATATCTATCCCGCGGCCTTGCAGCATGTTGATATCAACCATTGTCACGCGACCGCTTACCCGCATTCGCGCGTAAACGTCGGCCAACTCCCGCAACGGCACTTCGGTGCCCGCTGCAATGTTTCCGAGGATTTGCAGGTCTGTGATTAGCTGCGCTACCGGCACCTGCGCCGCCAGCAATTGCCGCGCCGCTGCTTTGATGTCAAGTTTTGAAAACGGTGTCTGGTTTGCAAACGCGTTAAGCTCGGCAATGACACGTGCGGCAAGTTTCGCGTCTTTGGTCAGCACTGCCATTTGCAATTGCAGCGTTTCCGCATCGGCTGCCAGCTTCAGCATGCCCGCACCTGCGGCAAGCATCATCAGTGGTGACAGCGCAAGCTTCAGCGGTGCCAGTGCCGTACTAACAAGCGCCCGCACTGCACGTGTCAGCATTCCAACGGCGGCGGTCGCGGTGCGGATTGGATGCACAATCAACCGCAGCGGCAACGCCATTGCAGACAGCGCAGACGCGGCCACGCGGCCCGCCGTGCCAAACATCCCAAGTGCCGCAGACGCCGTGCGCGTTGCCGCACCAATTGCAACAAGTGCACCCGCCACCACCTTTGCACGTGGCGGCAGTGAATCCATAACAGCCCGTAGAATCTTCGCCTGCACCTGAAACGCCTTAAACGCTAGGTACGCTTTCAGGGCAACGCCCGCCACGCTCAGCATCGGCGACACTAGCAGTGTTAGCACTCGCAGGAACAATCCCGCCGCACTGGCCACCATACGCACCGGCAGCAACAGCAGTCCAAACGACCTCGCCGCCATAGCAACGCCACTGCCAACCAGCCGCAGCGGTAGCAATAGCGTTTTAATCCCATCGGCCGCCAACCCAACAACCGTGCCGAGTGTCTGCACTGCCCGGCGCAATCCCATCACGTGAATGAGCGCACCGCTCATTGCGGCGCTCGCACCGGATGCGGCAGCGCCCATCGTGCCCATTGACCGGCCAGCCAATGCAAGTGTCGATGATGCAACCGCCGCGGCGCTACTTGCAACCGTCAACGACTCTTCAATGCCGCGAATGCCCGCCGTTGCCGCGGCGGTGTTTCGCTCCACCACACGCAACTCGCGCCCGGTAGCCTCAAGCTGTTCAGGCAGATCGCGACCAACCCGCAGATTGTTCATTTTGCCCGCAACCACAACCGCAGACGTGACCGCACTTTTGAGATTATGGGCTGTCTGTGCCGCCTTGTGCATTTGGGCTTGGAACTGCCCGGCGTTTGCCGTCAGCGTCAACGATAGCGTGCCGAAACTTGCCACAATTAACGCCCTTTCGCCCGCTGTAGTTGTTGCTGGATCGCACTGGCCGATTGCCTTGGTGACAGCTTGCCGCCATTTGACGGTGCCAGCCACGGTGCAAAATCTGCGGCCTTCATTTCAGCACCGACAAAACGCGCCAGCAATTCGCCGATGCGTGCCAGTATCATTTCAACACCACGGCTGCCGATTGGCTCGACGCAATCAACAGCTTGCCAGTGTTGCCACTGCTCCGGCGTCATGCTGTCTAGCATTACCTCCGGGTCAGTGTATCCCAACGCGGCCGCCAGCCTTGCAGCTAACAGCCTTGCCGGGTCTCGTTTTAGTTTCCCACCGTTTCGGCGATGTCGGCATTACTCATGCCGCACAACCGCTGCGCGGCGTTGACGATTCTCTCAAGCACGTCGGCACGTTTGCTGCCAATTGCTGCAACGTCGTCAACCGTAAAAATCGGTGTGCCGTCGTCGCTGCGGCAACACGCCACAACCAGCCGTTCGCGGTATTCCTGAATTCGCGCGTCAATTGTCGCACCGGCTTTACTGGTAAAACCGCGCTCAAACCGTGTGCGCTCGCCTGCAGTCATGCCCCACACTGGCACAACGCAACCGTCGCCCAGTTCAGGCACTGGCACATCCTCCTTCGGCGTATCTGCCAGCCCGTTTAGAAACGCCTCACGCCCGATAACCTGCCTGCTCATTCTTCCCCCTCGTTAATTGGATTGCCGTCTGCGTCGTACCCCGTAATCTCACCCCGCCGGAACGCTTCCCGGTCTTCTGGCTCAATGCCGCGTGCCAGCATCTCGCGCGATTCCAGCACTGCCGCGCGTTTGTCCTGCCACCCTGCGCATGCCGCTTCCGCCTCGTCGTCTGCTGGCTCTGCATCGCCGTTGCCGACAAGGATTTCGCACGCGCGTTGTGGCACGTCGATGACTGCACCGCAACGCCACCAGCGGCGGCCATCGCGGTGTATCATGTCTTCCGAATCAGCAACCCCGGCGGCTACGCCGAGGTCACTGCGAATCAGCTTGATCTGCATGGCTCAACCTCAACTTGTGTAGGCGATCAACTGATCCAACTTCAGTGATACGTCGGCTTTCAGACCGTCGTTCATTGCGCCGGTAAAGTTGAACCCAACACCCGCGCTGGCCATGGTCGAATTGCTTGCGCCGGTGTCGGCAAACGTGATATCCCAGTTGCATTCAGCCGGTGTTGTCACGAGGTCTGTGATTGCCTGATGTCCAGAAAGCGCGGGATCGTAGAACATGGAGAAATCGAAACTCCCGCCCTCGCTGTAACCCGTTGGCGCGTACTCTTTGCCCGCTCCGCTGGTGTCGATGGTGGTTGCGTCGTATGTTTCCGACTCGGCGCCACTGCTGCTGAATTCTGTGATCTGCGCAACGGCGGTCAGCACGGCCGAGATTTCCTGCTTGATGATCGTGCCTTTGACTGGAACCTTTGCCATCTGTTATGCCCTCCGTTTCATTTGCTTGTTGAACTGGCCCTGTGCTCTGGCCTGCATGAGTGCAGGTAGCCGACTTGCGGCGCGGGTAAATGCCAGCGATGCGAGACCGTCACGCCCCGCAGGCATTCGCCCGGTTGAAACCAGTGATTGGCCTAAACGCGGCACGTCACTGCGACGCTTGCGGCCGCGATACCGCTGTTCTGTGCCCTTGATCCACCAGTCGGCATTTCGGGCGCTAATCCCGACCCCGCCACTACGGCGACGCGGCAATTTCTTCACCGGTTGACGCTTCCGACCGATACCGACATTGACACCAACCTTTGCGCGGATGTTGTCATTTCCGCCCGCCACGTAATGACGGATTGAATCGCGTGCGTCTGCGACATTCGCGGGGATATCCCGCTTCATTTCGCGTGCAATTTCCACAACCGCCGCTCGCAGTGCAGACTTTGCTATGCGTCGCCCGCCGTGCTCGACCATTGTTGCAAACAGTTGTTCTAGGTCGTCTAGCCCTGCAACCATGTCAGTCATACCGCATCTCACTTCCCGCTAGGTCAAACCCATTCGGCTTGCTCACGTCGTAAGCGCTGCCGCCGTCTTTGCGTGTCCTGATGCGGTAGGTGGTCTTGGCCGTGTCCGACCAATCCCACGCCTGTTGCCCGTAGTCGGGAGTTTCGACGGTGTAAACGTATGTTACGCCGTCAATTCTCCGCGTGATGATGTCGCCGTTTTGCGGCTGTCCGAGGGTGTACGCGGCGACCGGAATCAACCAGTCGGCCGCGTCCACCGTGATCTCGGAATTATCCGCTAGCGGCACTTTCTGCGTTTCGCCCTGAATGGCCTGCGCAACCGTGATGGTGGTGCCGCCACGTGTTACCGTGACGGGCACCCCAGCGGCCTGCCGTGACATTTGCAGCCCGGCAGTTATCGCAGACTCAATCAGACTCATCAGGTTTCGAGCGGCTCGGTGTCAATGATTGCGTCAGTTGTGATCAGCGGCACGTTGAATGAATCGGATGGGAACGGCGCGGGTGCACCGGTCTGATTCGTTGCTGTGCGTGACTGCTGCAACTGCTTCAAGCTGCGGCGGCTGCAAACCAACAAGGACGGCCCCATGCCTGCCGGAAACTGGCTCAACAGATCCGCAATCAGATCGTCGGTCAAGCCCTTGCCAGCGTCGGCGGTCAGGTTTGCGATTCGGCCGACACTGTACGCGCCGCCCATTTGCAGACCCAGCCAGACGCTCGCGGGTGTCCAGTAGGCCGGATAAAATCCGGTGGCACCGGCAACGCGTTGGATGGTCGTCTCGCCCAGCTCAATCTGCGGCTGCGTGACCATTGCAACATCGTCAACGCCCAAGCGGATTGCGTACAGGCTTGACGCCGTATCGGCGGTTGTGCCGCCTGCGTCAATAACCATCGTGTCAGCCAACGCGTCAAGGTAGGTGCTGTTCATGAACCCGGAAAACCCGTTGGCGTCGCCGTCGGCTCCGGTGCCGTAGATGGTCTGCTGCTCGGCCTTGAACAAGATGCCTTGCAAATGCCGTGCACCTTCGCGGGCAATTACCTGCTCCGGTGTCGATTGGCTGTCACCTTCCGCGGATGCAGTGTCAACTGAAAAGCTGAAATCAGCAATTTTCAGATTGACCGTCACCACGGTATCCTCGCTGTGATCATTCTCGCGTCCGTCGTTTTCGGAACGGAACCCGACCGCAGGTGCGCCGGTGTATTTCCGGTACTTGTGGACGGTGTTACTGCCACTCGGATTGATCCGGGGCATACGGGCAACCAGCGGGGACTGGTTCAGAACGTCGCTGGTGTTGGTTTGCTCGACGTCAAACGCGCCTGCCACCAAATCAGCAACGGTCAAATAATCGTTCGCCATTGGTCAAGACTCCCTTCAGTTGTGGCTTGCGCCGTTGATTCGGATTCGGTTTGCAAACCCACCGGCAAGACTCTTGGCCTTTTCCGGTGCCTGTTCGCCGGTGTCGTCGCCGAATTCCTCCGGCTCTGCCTCGCCCAACTGCACCGCGTCAATGCGTGCCTGCAATTCGGCGTTCTCCGCTCGTGCGGCTTCGAGTTGTTCGCGCAGTGCGCTCAACTGTTCTGCCTGGCAATCTTCAAACGATTTGCCAGCAATGAACCACGCGGCTCCAGCGTCACCGAATGCGGTAACGTACCGCTGCAGATCTGCGTTGAAGCTCTCGCGTGTCACTGCGGGCGATTCCGGTGTTTCAACCGGCGCGGCTGGTGCTTCTGGCATTTGCTCGCTTCCCTTTACAAGTGACAGGTCGTGACGACTCAAGAAGCGATCAACAGCGGCCTTGATTCGGTCGCCATCGACGCTCAACGCAACAAGATTGGGCTTGTCGCCGGTTAGCCCAAATGCGTACTCAAAAAGCCCGTCCGCGTCCTGCGCGATTTGGGCGTGTTTGTGAAATAACCCGTCCGGGTTTGCTGCTGGATCATCGACCACATCAGCGGCCCGCAGGCGGCTCAACCGTGCGTGTTGGTAGTTGTTCCGGTTGTCTTCGTCAGGACTGACAAACCGCCCGCCCTGCGTGTTTTCAAGTTGGTGCATTTCCATCGCGGCAACGTCGGCGTCAAACACAATCGACACGCCAAACGCGTCAGGTGCGTCGGCCGCCAACTGCCGGACATACGCAGCAAGGTCGCCGTCGGGCGTGTTGCTGGCCGATTCTTGGAAGTGCAGATCGGCAACAACTCTGTCGCCCTCTGTCCTGAAATTGTGATACTTGCCCAGATACGTGCCGAGTCCATCAGACGATTGGCCGGGATGAGTGAACCGTGCTTTCAGTCCGCTGTTGGCCGCGTTGCCTGCGGCAGTCACATCGCTGAGGAAATCCGCGTCTATCCACATGTCGTGCCCGGACGCCTCGCCGCGTGTGATCACAGATAGCCCGGTGATATACCCGTGACCGTACTCGCCGCCTTCGTCACTGATTGCGGCACCGCTGGTGCGGCTTACGTTGGCCCTGAAATGCTTCAGCGGTATTTCTGGTATGCCGGTCATTGGCGGCCCCTTGTGTTGCGGTCTTGGGTGTCGTCTGCCACTGGCTCAACCGGTTGCATTACGTAATTCAGCGGCACACCCTTGGCTTCGGCGTACTCCCTGGCGCGTGCGATTTGGTCAATATTTTCTTCGTACTCACCGCGGCCGGTCTCTTTGCATATCCTGTACGGGTTGTCCAAACCGGCATTGATTGCGGCAACGGCCCCGTTGATTTCTTTCGTTGGGTCCCACCACGGCATGCCGCGGTGGACCCACTCAAACGGCAGGTCTTCGAGTGTTGCGCCGGTCGGCAATTGCAAGCGGCCTTGCAGAATCCAGCCTTGATACAACCAAACCGTGACCTTGCGAAGA